GGCTGGGATCACATCGCGGCGGTCGTCATCGACGAGGACAGCGCGCAGGCCGTGCAGTTCGCCATCGCCGACAACCGCACCGCCGAGCTGGCCGAGTGGGACGACGAGACGCTGGCGACCCTGCTTGACGGCATGGACGAGCCGACCCGCGACATGTTGGCGTTCGACGACAAGGAGCTGGCGGGCCTTATGCGCGGCCTCGAGCCCGACGAGATCGTCGAGGACGAGGCACCGGAGCCGCCCGCCGACCCGATCACGCAGCCCGGCGACCTGTGGACGCTAGGCCAGCACCGGCTGCTGTGTGGCGACTCTGCACATGCCGACAGTTTGACAATGCTGCTCGCGGGTCAGGTACCCGATGCCGTCGTCAGCGACCCACCTTATGGCATGGCATACGACGGAACAGCGGGAACCGCACAGGATGGCATGGACAACTCTGCACGCCGAGCGATCAAGCCTGTGCATGGCGATGATCAGCCGTTTGATCCGTCAGTTTGCCTGAACGCGACCCAAGGCGATGTTTTACTCTGGGGAGGCGACTGGTTTTATGACCGCTTGCCTCCGGGCGGCTCATGGATCATCTGGGACAAGCGGGCATCAGAGGCCGCCGATGCTATTCCCGGTGCGCCTTTCGAGGTCTGTTGGTCTCGCAGAAAGCAGGCTCGCAGCATGGTCCGTGTGCCGTGGGGAGGGTGGAACAATCGAGAGACCCAAGAGACAAAGCGATGGCATCCAACACAGAAGCCCATGTCGGTAATGGCTGCCAGCATTGCGGCAGCCAAAGGCTCGAGCATTCTTGACCCTTATCTCGGCTCGGGCACAACTCTGCTTGTGGCAGAGCAGCTTGGGCGCACTTGCTACGGCATGGAGATCGACCCCGCCTACTGCGACGTCATCGTCCAGCGTTGGGAGAACCTGACCGGGAAGAAGGCGGTGCGGAATGGCTAAGGCCAAGCGGGCAGTCGGCAGACCGCGCAGCGTGATGACGCCCGAGGTCGTCGAGACGATCCTGCGGCACGTCGAGCTAGGAATCTGGCCCGAGCGCGCCGCGCGCATGGCAGGCATTGACGGCGCAGCGATGCGGAAGCACAAGGAGCGGAATCCACAGTTTGTCACGGACCTTGAAAAAGCAGAGGCCAAGGCAGAGGCATCGCTGCATGGCCGGATGCTGCGGGCGATGGATGACAACTGGACGGCGGTCGCGTGGATGCTCGAGCGGCGCTTTCCCCAACGCTACGCCAAGCAAGATCCCAAGGTCGTCGTGCACAACGAGGCGCACGCGCAGGCTGGCGTCGCACAGCTTGGTCCGCCCGTGCCCGACAGCGCCGAGTTCGCGCGGCAGCTCATCCAAGCCACACAGATCGCGCAGCGCGTCCTAGCTGTGGAGAATGAGCCAACCGGCGGAACGTGAGGCGCAGGGTCGTGAGCAGTGCGCCGCCGCTCTAGAGCAGCTCTGCCCGCGCGTCTACGGCAACCCCTGGATCCCACACTGGCCGCTGCCCGCGCAGCAGGTCTTTCTTGGGCTGCATCTCAGCGCACCGACCGACAGCGTCTTCCAGGCTCTCTACGGCGGCAGCGCAGGCGGCGGCAAGAGCGACGCGCTGCTGATGGCGGCGGCGCAGTATGCGTGGAACGAGCCCGACTTCGCAGGCATCCTCTTCCGGCGCACGTTCACGGACCTGACCCAACCCGGCGCACTGCTCGACCGGGCCATGGAGTGGTGGATTCCCAAGGGAGCGCACTGGGACGGCACAAACAAGGTCTTCCGGTTCCCCAACGGCGGCAAGGTCGCGTTCGCATACCTGTTCAAGCCCAACGATCACCTGCGCTACCAGGGCGCGGAGTATCAGTTCACGGGCTGGGACGAGCTGACCCAGTGGCCTACGGCAGCACCATACGAATACGTCGGACTGTCTCGCGTCCGGCGAGCTAGCGGGAGCAAGGTGCCGCTGCGGACCCTGGCAGCCAGCAACCCCGGCGGACCCGGCCACGACTGGGTGGCGCGGCAGTTCATCGGCGGCATCGACCCCGACACCGGGCAGCGCGCGCCGCCGCAGCATCGCTACGTGCCCGCCCGCATCGCGGACAACCCCTACCTCGACCGCGACGCCTACGTGCAGGGTCTCGAGCACCTGCACCCAACCGTGCGGCAGCAGCTACTCGAAGGCGACTGGTCCGCTCGCGAGCCCGGCGACTACTTCCGCGCGGAGTGGTTCGGCCCGCTCCTCGACCCCGAGCTCGACCGCTGGCCCAGCTCTGAGTGCCAGCGCATCCGCTGGTGGGATCTTGCGGCCAGCGAGAAGAGCACCGCAGCCAAGACCGCTGGCGTGCTGATGGCTCGGCACAGACGCGGCGTCAGAGCCATCGAGCACTGCCGAGCCTTCCGGGCGACGCCCGGCAAGCGCGACGACCTGATCGTGCAGACGGCGCAGGCAGACGGGCACGCCGTCACGGTCGGCCTCGAGATCGAGGGCGGCAGCGGCGGGCTGGCACAATTCCACGCTCTGGAGAAGCGCCTGCGGTCGATGGGCTACCGCGTCGTCGGAGCTCGACCCAGCAGCATGACAGACCGCGAGGCGCGCACCATGACGCGCGGCAGCTCGGCGATGTCCGCCAAGACCAGCCGCGCCGACCCCGTGGCGTCATGCCTCGAGCGAGGATTCCAGCGTCGCGGCGAGGGACCGGATACGGGCGCACCCTGGTACGGCGTCGACGCCGACCAACGTGTCCACGATCAGACCGACGGCATCCGGCTCTTCGCAGGCCCGTGGACGGCGGACTTTCTAAGCATCGTCGAGGGCTTCCCCGACGCCGCGACGTGCGACGAGGTCGACGCTACGAGCGGCGCGTGGGCGTGGCTCGAGGCCAACCCGCTAGGCAACCGACAGCCGTTTGGTAACATTCCGCAGCGCCGCAACGTCACGCACGACGTGCACCCGGACGACCGGCAGGAGCGGACCGACCGATGGCATATGCCATGAGGTAGCAGGCAACCACAGACATGGTCATCTACTTCGCCAAGACGTATCGACCGCCCGCAGGTGCCAAGGGCAACGCCAAGAAGGTGCTGCGCTGGCGGGAGGAGCACGGCGACGAGGTCAAGGGCATGACGCGAGTCGGCTGGGTGCGAGCCCGGCAGCTCGCCAGCGGCAGGCCGATCAGCGCCGAGACCGTCAAGCGCATGGCAGGCTTTAACCGTCACCGGAAGAACGCCGAGGTCAGCGCCGAGCACAAGGACGAGCCTTGGAAGGATGCGGGATACGTCGCTTGGCTCGGCTGGGGCGGCACGACCGGCATCGAGTGGGCTATCCGCACCAGCGCATCCATGCAGGACTAATCTGATACACTGAGCGCACGATAAGGCGACAGCATGACGACCGAGCTACGAGTCCAGAACCAGAGCCAGAACCTCTACGTCCGCGCGCTGTCGACGGCCTACCGCAGCGGCATCCAGGTTCACGATCCGAGCCTATGGCTCCTCCGCGAGCCCGAACTCGAGGAGAAGATGCTGCGCGACGCCGACATCGCGCACGCAGTCGGGTACCGGCGGCACCTCATCGCTGGCCAGCGGTGGAACTGCATCCCGCGCGTGACCGGCAGCCCGCGCGCCGACATGTCGGTCAGCATCGCCAGCGAGCTGCTCGACGGCATCCAAGACTTTACGCAGGCGCGGCTCAACCTTGCGCGGGCGTTCTTCTCTGGTGCCCGCTTCGGCACGATCCACGGCAAGGTCCGCACTCTGACCATCGGCGACGGCAAGCCTCGGCGCTGGTGGTGCCCCATGCGGATCGAGGACCACGACAAGCGGCTGTTCCGCATCGTGCCGCAGCACGGCGAGACCCTGACCGCTAACTGGGAGCGGTGGGACGTATACGGCCAAGAGTGGCAGACGCAGAGCGTGCAGGACGCCGCGCACACGATCCGGCACGTCTACCAGGACGACGAGGGCACGCTCGGCCACGGGCGCGGTCTGCGCGAGGCGCTGGGCTGGTGGTGGTATGCCAAGACGCAGGTGTTCCAAGAGAGCCTGCAAGCGGTGGAGCGATTCGCGCAGGGCATTCTGACCGCCAAGGTTGACGGCGCACGCGACGCCGAGACCGGCCTGCCCAACACCGAGCTGATTAACCAGTGGCGCGACGTGCTCGAGGATCTGCGCAGCAGACACGTCCTGGTCTACGACAGCAGCGACACGGTCGAGAGCGTCAGCGTCAGCGGCGAGGGCTGGCAGCTAATGAACACGATCCGCGACGAGCTGCGGTCGACGATCTACACGCTCATCATGGGGGCGAATCTGACGACGTCAGCTAACGACGGCGGCAGCTACGCGCTCGCGCAGATCCAAGAAAACAGCACCGAGGCGCTGATCCAATACGACCGCGAGACGCTCGAGGACACGCTCACAGACGATCTGATCGGCTGCATCTGGTGGAAGAACCACGCCAACCTGCAAGAGCTCGGCATCAGCAACGAGAAGCCGCGCTTCAACATCACGCAGGAGAAGCGGGAGGATCCGCAGGAGCGCGCCGCAGTCGCGCAGGTGCTCGCAGGCATGGGCGTCGAGTTGTCGCTCGAGGACGTGCTGGAGCAAACCGGATTCCGCAAGCCAGAGCCGGGCGAGGATGTCGTGCAGAAGGCGGCTGATCCAAGCGCAGGGCTGTTCGGCGGATTGGACCTACCGACACCAGAGCCGCGCGCAGAGGCTCAGGAAATGCAGCAGCCCGAGCCGGTGGACATCCAAGAGACCGCGCTAAACGGCGCGCAGGTGCAGGCGGCAGCGGACATCATCGACCGCGTAGTCAAGGGGCAGATGCCTTCTGGCACGGCCATCAGGATGCTCGCAAGCATGTTTAACCTGCCGCTGGACGAGGCGCGTGCCATGGTCATTGAGGCCGAGCAGTTCACCCCGACACCGCAAGCCGAGGTCTGATGGCGACCGTCTACGAGCGCATCGACGACGACAAGCAGTTCCTAAACCGTCATCTCGACACGGTCGGCGACGGAACGGGACTGCACGATGCGAACGTAAACGGCAGCGAGGATTCGGATCTTGGCGCGCAACTGTTTCGCATCAACCCGCCGACCGAGGGCACGCACGTCATCCACAGACTGCACGCCGTCATCGAGGATCAGGGCAACTTTCAGACAGCGACCTACGGCGCGCTGGCCACTCTGACGAACGGGTTGCGCGTCGGCTACTTCAACACGACGACCAACGCGATCCTCGACGACCTGACCGCAGGACATCCGATTAAGACCAACTTCGACTGGTCGTTGCACGCCTACCCCGCGACGCTCAATGCCTGGGGCGGCGGCAACCAACACCTCGTCGCCATCTGGGACTTCGCCGAGGACGGATGCAGCCTGCACGTCAACTCGCTACAGCCCGAGCGGTGCTTCGGCGTGGAGATCCGCGACGACCTGACCGGCCTGATCGCGCACGAGTTCATCGCTTACGGCTACACGGTATGAACACAGACAAGCTGCTCGAGGACGTGTCTGGCCGCTACGCGCGGCTCTACTTCGCAGCCATTCACGAGCTCTACGTCGCCAAGGTCCGCGACGACCGCGTCAGCGC